CCAAAACTTCCGCAACCGCATGTTGGGACGGCGAAAAGTAGGCCCCCTTGCCGTCCGGCTTGGCATCTGCAATAGGAGCTGACAGCAGGTCCAGTAAATCATTGGGGATGAAAGGCTTCAATGCTGCCGGAGCCACCTGTCCAGAACTTCGGTCGGAGACATCCACAGAATAGCGGCTTACGACAGAGCGGTGGTGTCAGCGGACGGTCGCTGGACGCGGGATTGGCTTATTTCCGCCGAAATTGGGCAAAATGTCTAGTTGGCTGGACGTTCGCTGGACGCTCACCGGACGCCGGGAACCCATATTCCTCTTTACATGACAAAAGTTCCGGTTATCTTCCGGTTATCTTCCGAAAAACTTCCGAAGGTAAGAGCCGTGAGACTTTCCCGTGAGGGTTTCGTTAGAGTTTAACGCCTTTGTTTACCATGCTTTATAATATCGTGAGACTTTCGTGACAGATAGCGTCACGAAATGTGACGGGTGCCGTCACGTCAACGGGGTGCTGGATCACTGAGGCATCATGGGGGCCTGCATAGGCGGCGCTTCGGGAGACGGAGGCACGGGAATAGGCTCGCCGGAGTGCCGCCACCGCTAGTTCTCAACAGCCCGTCGCCGTGCTACGCTTCAAATAGATGCCCGGCCCCCCACCGATCCCGACAAACCTGAAAGTGATGCGGGGGAACCCCGGCAAGCGAGCGTTGAACAAGCGCGAGCCCAAGCCAACTCTGGCTGATCCGGCATGCCCGGAGCATCTTGATCCCGTCGCAAAACAGGAATGGGATAGGCTGCTTCCCATCCTCCGCACGATGCGCGTGCTGACGGAAGCGGACGGGATACTGCTCGCGAATCTCTGCTCGGCGCTGGCAACGCAGTACAAGGCGCAGACCGAGATGCAGAAAACCGGGCTGCTGGTGAGAAGGGGAAAACCCGATGCGCCGTGGTATCAGATTTCTCCGTTGCAGTCCATCATCAACGAGCAAATGCAGATCGTTAGAGGACTATGCGCGGACTTCGGGTTATCGCCGGCCTCCCGCGCCCGCGTTCAAACCGTCGCCGAGCCAGAGAAGAGGGACGAGCGGTGGGCCGTGATACTGAACAAGTGACATGGGCAAGGACTACGTGGCGCTTGCGGATTGCTACGCCAGAGACGTAGTAGCCGGAAAGATTGACGCCTGCCGCTGGGTGAAGCTCGCTTGCCAGCGGCAGATCAATGACCGAAAGCGCAAAGACAAGGATTGGCCGTGGCGGTGGGACAAGGCAAAAGCGAGCCGTGTCTGCGCGTTCATCGAGCTGCTTCCGCACGTCGAGGGGCGCTGGAGAACGGTCACCGTTGATTTGGAGCCGTGGCAATGTTTCATATTGACGACGATCTTCGGATGGGTCGGTAAGCGCGACGGGATGCGCCGCTTCCGCAAGGCGTTGATCGTCATTCCGCGTAAGGCCGGCAAAACGCTGATGGCGGCCGGCGTGGCGCTGTATCTTCTCATGGGCGACAGCGAACCAGGCGCCCAGATCGTCAGCGCTGCGACGACGCGGGATCAGGCGAAGCTCGCCTGGACGGTCGCGCATAAACAGGTGACGCGGACGCCGGAGCTCAAAACCCATTTCAACGTCGAGGCGCTGGCGCATTCGATCCTGATTGAGGGCGAAGGGTCAACCTTCAAACCGCTTTCGCGTGACGTGGATTCTCTCGAGGGTCTGAATATTTCCGGCGCCGTGATCGATGAATTGCACGCTCACCCGAACCGTGAATTGTTCGACGTGATCGACGAGGCGACCGGCGCGCGGCAGCAGCCCTTGATCTTCATCATCTCGACAGAGGGTGACAACGACAGCGGAATATTCTCCGAGCAGGTCAAATATGCTCAGGACGTGATGGAAGGAACGCACGGGGACGATACGTATTTCGGCATCTACTACACCATCGACAAGGGAGATGACTGGATGGCCCCCGCGTCCTGGTACAAGGCAAACCCAAACCTCGGCGTCTCCGTTCTGCTCAAGGACATGGAGGCGCGCTGCTCTCAGGCGGCGCGAAATCCCTCGTCTCAATCCTCGTTCCTGACAAAACGCCTCAACGTGCGGGTTGGCGCGGCGGACAGCTACTTCAACATGCTCGCCTGGGACCGGCTCTGTAAAGATACGAACCTGAAGATCGAGGACTTCTACGGCGAGCCCTGCTTTGTCACGCTCGATCTCGCGTCGAAGTCGGATCTCGCGGCGCGCGTGATGATCTTCCGGCGCGTCCAGCACTACTACGTCTTTTCGCGTTGCTATTTGCCGGAGGACGCCATCGAGCGCGGCCAGCCGAACTACGACCGCTACCGGGGATGGATGCGCGCCGGCCACCTCGTCGTCACGCCCGGAAAGATCATCGACTACGAGTTTATCGAGCGGGATCTTTTAGAGGACGCCAAACAGTTCCGCTTCAAGCGCGTTGGGTATGATCCCTATCAGGCAACGCAGTTCGTAACAAGAATGGAAAAGCAGGGTCTGAAGATGGTGGAAGTCCCGGCGACGGTTCTTCAGTTCTCGGACCCGATGAAGGAGATGGCGGCGCTGATTATTTCCGGCCGCTTGCGCCATAACGGTGATCCAGTGTTATCTTGGACGGTAGGAAATGTGATAGCCAAGGTCGATGCAAAGGAAAACGTCTACCCTCGCAAGGCGCGGGAAGAGAACAAGATTGATGCGGCGGTCGCGACCATAGCGGGCATGAATCTTTGGTCAAGGGAGAAAAACGTGCAGTCGATATACGAGAGTCGCGGGCTCTTGACGCTGTGATCCTGCCAGCTCTGCGCGAAGTGCTGAGCGAAGCCCGGCTGGGCTTCGGGCTTGAACCTATCGCCATGAACCTGCGCGCCTCGCCGTTCGAGGGCCAGGGGCCAAACTTCCCGCTCGCCACACTCGACAAGTTCTCAGACTTCGTGATGGGCTTCGGCGACGGCGAAGCAGCCGTGACGCCTCAAAGCGCAATGAGACTCACGGCGGTCTGGGCGTGCATCAACGTCATCAGCGGATCATTAGCGATGATCCCGCTGATTACATATCGGAGACGCGAGGATGGCGGTAAGGACCGCGCGAGGGACCATTACCTCTACAGGCGTCTTCGGTGGCAGGCGAACAGGTACATGACGGCGTTCCGCTTCAAGCGGCTGATGCAGGTCTGGCTTCTCCAGCATGGAAACGCCCTGGCGTACCTTGAGATCAATGGGCGCGGCCAGGTCGTGAACATGTGGCCGTGGCATCCGGACCGCGTCGAGATGGAGATCAAGGGCGGAGACATCTGGTACAGCTACCGCATGGATGACGGGAAGGAGATCTGGCAGCCGTGGTTCAACATTCTCCATCTCCGTGGCATGGAGACGGATGGCTTCTGGGGTCTTTCGCCGATCGCGACACACCGGAAAACGATCTCTCATCAGCTATCGATTCGCGAGCACGGAGCGAAGTTCTTCGAGAACGGCGCGCGGCCCCTGGGGTGGCTTGAATACCCCGAAGCGTTGGACGATCAGGCGCTACAACGCCTGCGTCAAGACTGGCAGCAGACCCACGGCGGGCTATCAAACGCTCACAAGACCGCCATTCTTGAGCAAGGCCTGAAGTATCACCCGGAGGGGATATCGATGGTCGATGCTCAATACATCGAGTCGCAGCAGTTCGGCATCGCCGATATCGCGCGCATCTACAACGTCCCGCCGCATAAGATCCAAGATCTGCTTCGCAGCACGAACAATAACATCGAATGGCAGGGCCTCGAGTGGCTCGTTGATACGCTCGGTCCGTGGTTCACCTGTTGGGAAGAGGAACTCACGGCTTCCGTGCTCTCCGAACGCGAAGCGGAACTCATCGAGATTGAGTTCCTCCGTGACGCGATCATGCGCGCCGACGCGCGGGCTCGCGCGGACTACTACAGCAAGGCGCTGCAACACCATTGGATGGTGCCGAATGAAGTACGCCAGCGCGAGAACCAGAATCCAATCAAGGGCGGCGATGAGATGCTGGAGACGAACAACGCCGCGATGCCAGGGAAAGAGGAGAAGGAAGATTCCAATTGACAGAGGGTGAGTGGTTTATGTTATTTTTAGGTGGAAGATGGAATGAAAGCAAAACAGTCCATTGAACGTCGCCTGCTCCCGATGGAGTTCCGCGTCGAACGCGCGGAAGGCAAGCAGCCGAAGATCACGGGCCACGCCGCCGTGTTCAACGTTCTATCTCCACTGCTCTGGGGCTTCCGTGAACGGATTGCTCCGGGGGCATTCAAAAAAACCCTCAAAGAGGCGGATATCCGCGCGCTCTTCAATCACGACTCGAATTTTGTTCTTGGACGCAATGCTGCAAAGACGCTCAAGCTCAGCGAGGACGAAACAGGGCTGGCAATCGAGAACACGCCGCCCGATACGCAATGGGCGCGCGACCTCCTGGTGTCCATGGAGCGCGGCGACGTCGATCAGATGAGCTTCGCGTTCCGCCCGATTCGAAGCACTTGGGAAATCGTGAACGAGGATACGGAGGACGAGGAGTTGATCGTCACCCGCGAGGAGGTTGCGCTCATAGATGTTTCCGTTGTAACGTTTCCGGCATACCCGGAAACAGACGCGGCAGTATCGCGTCAAACCGAACACTTCTCTCCGGTCTTGGCCCGCGCAATGGTCAAGGCGCAACACGGCCTGCGCTTGCGGGCCGTGGAAACGGAAATGCTGCGCGAAGCTCACGAAGCGCTTCAACGATACTCAGCCACGCCGGGAAACCACGCGGCTGAGGCAAAAAGCGAGCCGTCCAATCCTCCTGCTCCCGCACTCGTCGAGCCGCATGATCGGAGATACGAGACACTCGTGGCACGCCTCAGAATCCTACGCTGCGCATAGTTCACAATCCACAGTTTGGGAGGTTGAGCAATGCTCAAGAATGTCACAGTATTGAGGAAGGAGCGTGCGGCCGCGCTTG